CGCATGAGCACCGATGAGTACCTGGCTTACCTTAACGCCCACTCGGTGGGTAATTCAATCCTAAAAGCCGCCAACAAAGATTACCAAGATCTTGCAGCTCGACAAGCCCAAGTCAATACCTACGTGGGCCAATACACCCTCGATCAAGAGGACGCAGCAAACGCGACAAGCGGCACAAGTTCCCAGGTTGACAAATTAACCAAGAATCAAAAAGCGCTCGTCGGAGCCTATGAGACCAGCAGCGAAGCCCTTAAAAATAACCGGGCCGACCTGGCATTTTTTACCGGCGAACTACAAAAAGCCACCGACGCTATAGACAACTTTACGACCGGAATGCAAGCCAACCTACTAGCCGGCGTAAATCTAGGCTCAGCATTCGCCGGACAATTTGACGAGGCCGGACAACGAACCGGCGCTAGCCTGCTCGACGGGTTTAACAAACAAATAGACCAGGCAAACTATTTTGGTAACGTACTTACGGCAATTAAAGCCCAGGGGGCAGACACTCGACTCATCGAGCAAATAGCGGGGCTAGGACCAGAAGTCGGGGCTCAGTTGGGTCAGCAAATGCTTGACGAGGGTCTCGTACCCACGCTAAACGACAAGTTTCTTGGAGTACAAGAAACCACAAAAACCCTAGCCATGGGCCTAGTCCCCGAATTTCTGCTAGCAGGGCAAGAATCAGCCCTCACAATGATCGACGGAATATCCGAACAAATGGCTAAAGACGTAAACCGCCTAGCCCGTATTGGAAAAAAAATAGCGCAACCCGTAGGCGCATCATTCCGAGCCGAACTAATGGCCGATGTCGCCGCAGCTCTACGCGAAGTCGAGGCAGCCGGTACAGCTGGTAGGGCCGAAGCATTAGCCAACGCCTCACAGAGACAAATAGCCCTCACAAATACGGCCGTAGCTCAGGCACTCCAGAATCTCATTAGGTCAGCCGACGCCCGTAACGGGGCCGCTATCACGCCGGTGCTCGGGTGATAAGCCAAATCCTGCTCAATGACGTACCGCTCGACCTTGATACGGTCGAGTATCAGGTACAGATACAGCACGGCCGAGCCGACGTTACCGCCAACCCGCAACCCTCAAACTGCCAGATAATCATACGAGGCTCAGTAGGCGTCGATATCGAGATCTCCGACGAGCTCGTAATCAAGGCCTACGGCTTTGATCGGTTCACAGGGCAAGTATCCGACGTAAGCATCACCCACCTATCAGCCGACCCACCCGTGGCCGTAAGCACCGTAACAGGCATAGGCGAACTCTCTCGCGTTGGCTTTACCGAGGTCGGCGCTAGTGGCTACCCCGAGCAAACAGTCTCACAGCGCGTCGAGGAAGTCCTTATCGCCGTAGGCCTGCCATACCTTAACGGGGCCGACTCAGTAACAACCCTAGCCGCAATAACCGGCGGAGACATTACCCCCACAGATGCACTAACGGAGCTTGCAAATTTAGCGGAGCGTAACGGCGGGACATACTTTGATGATCCCTACGGCCGCATCGTGTTTGAGGCCTACGGCGCCCCGGGCAGCACGACATTCGCCGGCGCCTGGTCAAGTCAAGTAGACACCTGGGCAGACGCAACCGTGACCTGGTCAAGTTACCCGGTAAACATGTCCTCAACTTTAATTCCCGACGATACGATCATATTTACCCCTACGTGGGCTAAAACGCGCCAATCGCTTGTAAACTCCGTAACAGTCCTAGGACACAATGAGACCCACGAAACTACCCAAACAGACGCCGCCTCGATAGCGTCCTACGGCCTACGCGAATACCGACTAAACACAGACATTAAAGACGCGGCGGACGTAATCGAAAGGGCCGGAAACATTATTACCGCCCAGGCAAACCCGCTATGGAATCTAGGCACAATAAGCATAATGGTACAAAACCTCGACGAGGCCAACCGCGACCGGATAATGCAACTGGTCAGCGGCATGGAAGTATCTATTCTGAACCTGCCACAACCGGCCCCAGAGTTGCAATACGCCGGAATTGTCGAGGGTTGGGGCGAAGTTTACACACCAGGCGAACACATATTTACGTTGTCACTATCCGACCCGCGTTTTAGTTTTGAAACAATAACGTGGGGCGAAGTATACGCGGATATAGAATGGGCGGACGTATTTGATACGGCTCGCTGGTTTGAAATAATTTCTAACGGTTCACTTACAGCGGCATAAGGAGAAATAAAATGGCATTAACACCCGAAGGCACTCCATATGTGGAGTCCAGCGATCTAGTCGCTAACTACCCGGCGGCCTCGCTTGCGTTGGCTAACCGAGTAGACCTCGTAGGTGTCCTACCGTTTGCTACGTCAGCGGCTAGGGCCACGGCAATACCGAGCCCTACAGACGGGCAGTACACGTACCTGCAGGACACAAACCTTACTCAATTTTGGAATGGTTCAGCGTGGCAAACAGCCGGTGTAACGCCAGGTCTAACGCAGGTGACACCAACCTCAATCGCTAACTCCGGCGGGTCATCATCATTAAGCGGTGGTGCTGTCACGTTTACAGGCGTAACAAGTATTAGCCTAAATGGAGTTTTTACCAGTACATACGAAAACTATTTTGTTATTGCTACTGTAACTGCGAGCGCGGGAACAGCAACAAATGTACGATTACGGAATGCAGGAACAGATACCACAACTAATTACCAATCCAGAACCGCGTTTATTGGTGCTTTCACTGCCACCACGAGTACAACATCATTTAGTATTGGTGATTTTAGAACGGCAAAAGGTGGCTTTAGAGGTGAGTTTTTATCACCAAATATTGCGTCTAACAGCGTTTTCATGAACCAAACCACAGACCCTGCCGGTGCCTCAGTTGCAATTGTGCTGCAGTCAGGTTACTTAAACGATAGTACACAATACGACGGGTTCACATTATTTACGACAGTTAATAACTTAACCGGAGTTATGCGCGTTTACGGCTACCAAAACAGTTAGGAAAAAAAATGAGTGACATTATAGAAACTAATTACACAACCGACCCACCAACTATCATTGAGCGTGATTTTACCGATGCTGAACTAGCACAACAAAAAGCGGATTTAGCGGAAGCAAAAAAGGTAGAGAAAGCAAAAGCGGCTAACGCTCAAGCCACGGCCGACGCAATCGCACACGCTAAAAGCCTCGGTTTCACCGACGCCATGATAGCCGTTATGTACCCTAATTTAGGAGCCTAAATGTCACAAATCGAAGAGGAACTACACGTAGACACGCCACCCGAGGTTGAGCAGAAGCCAAAGAAAAAGGCCAAGCCCGCAACCTCGACAGATACAGAGCGGGCCCGTGCCGCAGTCCGAGCCAAACTAGCCAAATGAGCCTAGCGGATTACGTCGGACTCGTAGCCACCGTCCTAGCCATACTCGGCATAATGGGCGGTGGCCTAATCTGGCTTGTCCGCAACGTAGTACGCGACGAAATCGCTAAAGCCACCCGCTCAATACAACCTGGGTATCGTAACGGGGGGCAATCGCTTGCAGACCTGGCACACAAAGTTAATCGACTGATGGAACATGCAGGAATGGACCCACAATGAAAAAATGGCTAGCCAACACATGGGAAGGCTCAATCGTCAAAATTACGGCCGGTGCAGCTCTCGGCGCCATAGCGTCCTGGCTAATGACCGCCGACGTACACCCGTTAATCGTGGCTATCGGTGCAGCTGTAATCCCGGTACTTATTAACGCCCTTAACTCGGCGGACTCACGTTATGGGGTGACTAGTGGCGAAACTCTGTAAAGGTGGAGTACAGCTGCGAGACCAGATCGACCGGCGCTGGCCTAAGCGCGATAAGCGGTCCGACGGCTGGATCGGTGACCAGGCACACTCCGCCAGAGCGTCAGACCATAACCCAAATAAAGCCGGAATCGTTCACGCTATCGACATAGACGAAAACCTCGGCACATTTTCTAACGGCGGGACAGCCCGAGTCCTGGCTAACCAGTTGGCCGATTACGCCGCGTCAGGTTTACCCGGCAGCAATAGAATAAAAAACATAGTCTACGAGTCTAGAGTGGCCTCAGGCACTTACCGTAAAACGTGGTGGACATGGCGACACGGTAATTACGGCCATGAGGCACATATGCATGTGTCATTTACAAGTTACGCAGACCGGGACGGCTCAATCTATCCCCTGCCTATCCTGGCTAAATCACCTCTCACTAAAGCCAGGTGGACACGCGAACTCGCAAAAGCACGCAAAAACAGCAACTAGCCGGTAGTCTCGAACCCTAACAAAGGGGAACACATGACCGAATACATAAAGCCAGGCGAAGCCGCCGAACTATTAGGGGTCTCGAGAGACTCTATAAGGCGCTATGTCGATAACGGCCAGATCGACGGAATAACAACACCAGGAGGCCAACGGCGGATCGACCGTCAAAGCCTTGACGAGATCATTGGTAAGCGGGTGCGAATCTCCAGCACGGTAACAATAATCGAGGCAGAATGATAGCCGAGATCCTTGTATGTGCAGCTCTCATCACGGCCCCGGCTTGCGTAGCAAACTCGACAGCCGCCGAAGACTGGAAAGGCTACGAGCCCAGCTTGTACACGGGTCAGCATTATGACAGTAAATGGGCAGGGGTTCGCAAGTGCATAATGCACAGGGAGTCCCGATTTAACTATAGGGCAAGGTCAAGCATAAGCACGGCAAGCGGCGCCTACCAGTTCCTCGACAGCCAATGGCGCGTCAGCCTTACCCACATGATGATTAAAGAATCGAGAGCTACAGCCGACGGCCTCATCGAGGACATTAAAGCTCTACGCGACAAGCCGATCGAGAAGTGGAATCGCTACTACCAAGACCGAGCATTCTTCACAGCCTGGGACAACGGTAGGGGGGCCGATCATTGGAATCAGACGCGCCACGGGTGTTAAACGCCTCGTATTATAGTTTTGAACTTGATGACCTCGATATACCTGGTCAATTACTTGTCACGGTACGGGACGGTAAACCCACGCTCGCATATCGGCGCACAATGTCGCATAGGTGGAGCCCGGAGATTATGCCCAACACGCCCGAAAATAGGCAAAGTGATTGACAACACGATACAAACTCACCAAGGTTAAGCCACAGACCTACCAGCGGAGGGGAAGCCGCAGACCTCGGACTCAGATCCGGGGAGGTCTAAGAGTGGCCCTGTATCTAGTGGCAGGGCCACTCACCACCACTAGCCACTA